AAGTAGTGAGGAACATATGCGCGTCACTGTCGTTGCCCCTAATGTCTACACGGAATTCGGAATCTCGGCCCCGATCGGTTCAACTATCACTGTTGGTGATGACTATGGGGCTTCGCTGGTATGGTCCCTCAAGGCAATCGACACCGACGGTGTGTTGTCTGAGCCGGGGAACCGTCCGTTCGATCAGGTTCCTCCTCAATCCCCGGTGTCAGGGGGTGGTGGAGGTGGATCATGGGGCAGCATCACCGGCACGCTGGCGGACCAGACCGACCTACAAGCAGCGCTTGACTTGGCTATAGCGGGCGGTAGCGGGGGAGTGTCCGCGCTGACAATTGCGGCACTCAAGGCGATCAACGTCTCTACCCTGACGAATAACCAAGTCATCAAAGTCAACGGATACTATGCCAGTGGCGACGGCGGCGGCGGTTTCTACCTGTATTCGTCTGGATCGTCTTCGACGGACGACGGGGGGGCGGTTATCCAGCCAACAACCGGCGCAGGACGGTATCTCCGAATCTTCGATGATACAGACAGGTTTTCCGTTCGCTGGTGGGGCGCCAAGGGGGATTACAACGGATCGACCGGCACAGACGATTCAGTTGCCGTTGCCGCCTGTGTGACCTACGCGAAAAACAACAAGAAACTCGGCACCAATATCAATTGGGTATACTTCCCGGAGGGGTATTACTACACCCGTGTTCCGGCAGTTAACTACATCGACGTGGCATTTGAAGGGGCTGGCATTGGCCTGACGCGACTGCGTCACGTCAATGGTTTCGCTGAGCCACTTGTCTACGTCACTGGACCAGCGACAATTGCGGCCGGTGCGCGGACCATTGCAACGCCATATGGCGGATGTAGAAATATGTCTCTTATTGCTGGAACTCTGACGTATCCTGCGCTGCACTATTCTGAGGTGTCAGTAGACCAAGGGTATGACATGGACGGCACGGCCTATTCGGCTGCTGCATCCACGGTTGGTGTGTCCGGGATGTCATGCTTCGATTTCCTGAATGCCGGCATGCGCCGGGTTCGCTTCGACGGCATTTCAAAGTGGGGCATTGATTTCAGGTGTTCGTCGGTCCTGACTTCTGTTGTTGACAGATCAGCCGGGCATTACAGGGCATCGTCGCTCAATACCGGAACTGGCGCATGGACAATCACCGTATCACCTGAGCCGATCGCAGGAACTCCGGTGATGTTGTTTGGGTTCGGAGCAACTGCCCCGACTGCAACCGACACGGGCCTGGCCCTGCTGTTTGCGCACGAAGGAGGTATGTACTTCGTCGGCGCGCTCTCCACGTCGTCCACGCTCTATTTGCACCGGACCCGTGCCGACGCGCTGGCCAATACAAACACCCTGGTTTACTCTGCGTCCTACACGGGGTCGATCAGTTTTTGTTTGTGGGCTGCAAATGGCATCGTCACCGCCGTCACCCCTGGCACGGACACGATCACGTACAGCGATGGTGGTAAGGGGTTCATGATCCCGTCAACCATTTCTGACACATCGCTCACGACGGCAGTTATTGGCACCGGGTACGACAATACGCTATCCATTGCGGGCGGCGTGCACTGCCTGATGTTCTGGTCAGATGGCACCCTGCCGAGCCCTCTCACTGCGGGAGAAGTGTACTGGCCTACATACGTCGACGCCAAGAATTTCAAGCTCTCGACATCTCCCGCAAATGCGCTTGCCGGAATATTCATCGACATCACATCGGCTGGGTCTGGGAACATCCACCTGATGTACCATCACGGCACGGCTGCGTTCGGGATGGGACACTACACGCTAGACGACTACACGTATGACAATGCTGGCGCCACGACAATGGAGACACGCGGCGCGACTGCCGCTGGCGGATACGGTGTGCTCTGCATCGACACCAGCGGGGTGGCGGCCAACAAAGGCAACATTGAAGTTTCCAACACGCGGGTGGAAATTAACAAAAGCCCAGCCAGGGACGCCACAAAAGGGATGTTATCGGCAAGTACGTTCTTCGCAAGGACGAATACGAACATTTCTGCCACAGAGGGTTCAAATATCAGCTTTACGCTGGATGGCACTGCGATCGACTATTCATCGTCCATTGCGGGGAACACTCGAGATTCGATGGTCGTTTCGTGCCAGGGCAATAACGACCTGTCTGTGTCAATTCGTGATTTGTCGACTTTCGGCGTAGGGGCGATATACAACAACCAGAATGGTACGGCACTGTCTGCTATTTTCGGAAAAGGTGGATCCGCTCGAACCTATGTCCCACTCGCGTCAACAAAGCGGAACCCGGCTGATCGCAATGACGGGTCCGCTCGGCACGTCATCGACGGTGTGACTGTTTCGCGCCAAGATTCTACGCTGACATCTGCGTACAATAAGCGAGGCGATACACTGTACGCAGCCCCTGGAGCAAACCCTGCGTTCTACCGAGCGGTTCAGGCCCAGGCTGGATTATGCAAAGGTACTACAGGCGTGCCAGCATCCACCGGGGTCACTGGAAATATGTCTGTCGGCTCGAACGTGATCACGTTCACCGGCACTCTTAACCCGCAGGTGAGTGTTGGCACCGCAATCTCAGTAGTTGGTGCTGGTGCTGCTGCAGCAAACCTAGTTGGTATTGTCGGGACCATCAACAGTTACCCTGCGTCTGGTTCCAGGACAATGACGCTGGTTGATTCCGTTGGGGCTGCAACTCTTTGTGCAACTGCCGTTACGGGCGCGGTGATCAACTACGCAGACGCGACGTATTGCCAGGTTGACGGGTACTACGCGATGTCTGCGACTCTTGATTTCCCGTCGATCGCAACACTATCAAATCAGGATCTGACGATCGCTGCTCCTGGTGGAGTTACGTTGACAGCAGGCCGAGTTGTACTGCTGGGATTGCCTTCTAACGTGCCTGCTGGCGTCGTATATAACGCGTTTGTGACCTCCGGCGGCGCATCAGTCACCGTGAGGGCGTCGAATATCACTGCAGGCTCAATCGACCCAGCGTCTGGTACGTTTAACGTGCGAGTGATGGCCTGATCCCATCCCCTGCCGGTGGTGATTGAATTTTCTACATGAAAGGAGGTGCGTTGTGCCGACACGCACGCACGACCGCGTGAGCACCTTGGATGTGCTCACCGTGGATCAAATCGGCCCGAAACGGTCGTTGACGCCGGAAGGCTTCTTGTTCTGCCGTGACGTGCCCATAGCGCGTAGTGGTTGGCTGCTCTACGGCCCCAATGAGGTGCCCGTAGCAGCCGGCCGCGATGGCTACGCGAAGGTGCACCGCACGAAGGACGAGCTGTTCAAGGACAGCGCTGTTTCATCGTTCGTCGGCAAGCCTGTGGTGAACAACCACCCCGATGAGGACGTGACGCCGAAGAACTGGAAGCGGTACTCGGTGGGCACCATCCTCTCAGTTCGCCCCGAGGAACCCGAGCCCGATGTCGGGGTGCTCCTCGCCGACGTGCTCATCACCGACGAGCAGGCCATCAAGGACATCGACGCGAACAAGCGCGAGGTCTCCGCGGGCTACGACGCCGACTACGAGGACAACGAGGACGGCACCGGAGTCCAAACCGACATCATCGGGAATCACCTTGCGCTGGTCAACAGAGGTCGCTGTGGCCCGCGCTGTTCCATTGGCGACCAAGCTCCACAGGAGAAAGACGACATGCCGACAAAGACGCCTCGCGGCAAGCACCGCGTACGACTCGTCACCGCAGTCCGCCAGGCGTTCCGCGACGCTGAGCAGGCAGCGGTTGACGAACTGGAGGCCAGCACGGCCTACGGGTCCGGGGAGGAGGGGGAGCAGGCCGACAGCCTGTCCACCGACACCGGAGATGACAACCACACCCACATCCACGTCCACATGCCGGGTGGTGACTCCGGAGGTGGTGCTCCCAGCCAGGATACGTTCACGCAGGACGACCCTACCATGCCCAGTGGTGACGATGGTGGTGGCGAAGACGATCCGGTGGAGGCACGCTTCCAGTCGCTGGAGCAGGGGCACAGCGAGCTCAAGCAGATGCTTGCCCAGATCATGAGTCAGCTCAGCGGCGCAGCTGCCGATGGCGACGAGGGTGGATCACCTCCCCAGGAGTCGAGCACCAAGGATGCCGCCGACGAGGACGACCCCGACGGTGACAACCCCGACGGTGACATTGCCGGGGTTTCACGCACCAAGACCAACGACAGCGCCGCACTCGCCACGAGCTGGCAATCGTTGATGTCCGAGGCCGAAATCCTGGTGCCGGGCATTCGCGTCCCCACCTTCGACGCCAGCGCCGGGCGCAAGCGCACTGTTGACGCCATGTGCCAGTTCCGAGGCAAGGTCCTGTCCTCCTTGGACGGCACCAGTGCTGGGCAAACCCTGCTCGCGAGCGTGGGCGGCACTTATGCCCTCGCCAGCATGTCCTGCGCGGCCAAGGCGCAGCTCTTCCAGGCGGCAGTCGGTGCCAAGCGCCTGCTCAACAACCGCCAGTCCACCGCTGATCACAGCGCCGTGCAGAAGCAGCCGCTCACGCTGGAGCAGCGCAACAGCCCGGCAGCCCTGGAAGCCTTGTTCAACTCCATCCACTCGCCTGCTGCGCGCAGCTGAGCTTTTCTGTCCTGTGTCCCTTCAAGGAGCATCACTCATGTCTTCGATCACGACCAAGAAGCGCCGCGCTCGCACCTGCGATGTCGCATTCACCTACCGCATGGGCGCCGGGTTCCCCGGTGAGATCAACCGCACCCACCCGTTCAGCGTCATGCCCGCGCTGCAGCAAGCAGCGAACCCCGTGGACGGCTACGGCCGCGCGGTGCTCTACCACACCGACGGTGCGGCTCGCAAGATCCTGACTACCGATACCGCGGTGACCAAGATCCACGGCGTCTCCGTGCGCCCGTACCCGACGCAGCAGCACAGCGCGAGCGGATTCGGCGCTCCGGCAACCTTCGGCGCAGCCACGCCCCCGACCACCGGCGTCATCGACGTGCTGGAGGACGGTTACATCATGGTGCCCATCGTCGGCACCCCGGTCCGTGGCGGCGCCGTGCACCTGTGGATCGCCGTCGCTTCCGGCAGCCACGTGCAGGGCGGCTTCGAGGCTGCAGCCACTGGTGGCAGCACGGTGGCACTCACGAACGCCTACTTCGTCGGCGGCGTGGACGCCAGCGGCTTCGGCGAAATCCAGGTCTTCCGCGCCTGACCGTCCGCGTCAACCAACCAACAGCATTGAAAGGCAACGACATCATGTCGCGCATCATCGTTCCCAAGCGCACCGCCCTGGTTCGCGCACGCACCCTGGACCACATGACCTTCGACGCCCGCGGCCTGGAGCCGCTGGACGCCAACGGCAACCAGCGTGGCAAGACCTTCGACCAAGCCTACCGCATCCGCACCACCGATGGAGCGTGGCGGACGGTGGACAGCACCGGCGCCTTCCTGGTTGGCGAGCTGGAGCGCCTGGACCAGACCCTCAACATGCCGCTAGCTGAGGTGTCCTACGGTCGTGATCTGCCCTTCCGCAAGGACGTGACGGTCGCCGACGAGGTCTCCTCCTACACCCTGTCCACCTTCGCGAGCCCGGGCAACCTGGGCGGCCACGGCATCCGCACGGGCAAGGCGTGGATTGGCAAGGCCACCGACCAAATCGGCGGTGTGTCGGTGGATATCTCCAAGCAGAGCAACCCCTTGACCCCGTGGGCGCTGGAAATCAAGTACAGCATCATGGAGCTGGAGTCGGCTGCACGTCTGGGGCGTCCCATCGACAGCCAGAAGCAGGAGGCCCTGAACCTCAAGTGGGAGATGGACAAGGACGAGCAGGCCTACGTTGGTGACGCCTCGCTGGGCCAGTTGGGGTTCTGCAACCACAACCTGGTGACCAACGTCTCCAACGTCCCCAACGGCGCCACGTCGAGCCCGCTGTGGAGCAACAAGACCCCCGCCGAGATCCTGGCCGACATCAACGCCATGATCACGAGCGGCTGGGTGGCCAGCGGCTACAGCGTGATGCCCAACCGCATCCTTCTGCCGCCCACGCAGTTCGGCCTGATTTCCACGCAGACTGTGAGCACCGCGGGCAACGTCTCCATCCTGAAGTACGTGTTGGAGAACAACATCCTCAAGACCTCGGGCAAGGGTGATCTGACGATCCTCCCCTGCAAGTGGTTGGTGGGTGCGGGCACTGGTGGCACCATTGGCACCTCGGGCACCGTGGACCGCATGGTGGCGTACACGAAGGAAGAGCGGTTCGTGCGCTTCCCCTTCACCAGCCTGGCGCGAACCCCGGTGCAGTACCAGTCGCTGTACCACGCCTTCACGCAGTTCGGCAAGATTGGCGTGGTGGAGGTGGTCTACCCCGAAACCGTTTGCTACCGCGACGGGCTGTAATCGCCCAAGGTGCTCGTGCCCAAGTGGTGCGAGCACCTGCCCACTGTGTTGAAAGGAGCCCCCAACCATGGCAACAACCAAGCCACGCGCCCGCACTGTGCTCGCGCAAGACGTCCTTGCAGCGCCTGTCTCTGACACGGCCTTCGCCGACACCATGCCGGCCGCCCTCGACGATCTCGTGGACGTCGTGGTGCCCAGAGCATTCAAACTCACTACGGACGGCGGCGCCGAGATCGAGTACCGCCCCGGCACCTACCCCATGCCGCAGAGTCACGCGGAGCACTGGTTTGCTCGCGCACAAGGGGTCGCGGTCTACGTGCCCGCTGCGCAGCAGAAGGTGGAGTGACGTGACATGGCGGTCACCACAACCTCCTTCCGAGAGATGTTCCCGGAGTTCGCCAACGTCACGACGTACCCGGACCCGCAGGTGGAGATGTGGGTTGGGGTGGCCGCCTCGCATGTGAACACCACGCGGTGGGATTCACTGGCCGACTTCGGCACCATGCTCTTCGTGGCTCACAATTTGGTGCTTGGTCGCATGGACCAAGCCGCAGCGGCTGTGAATGGCACGCCAGGCCTCGCATCCACGGGCGTGGTGAGCTCCAAGTCTGTGGGGGGCGTGAGTGTCTCCTACGACACCAGCTCTGCCATGGAGCCGGAGGCTGGGCACTGGGGACTCACGTCCTACGGGGTCCGCTTCCTTCGCCTGCTCCGCCTGCACGGCATGGGTCCGGTGCAGGTGGGCGCCCCCACGGATCAGCTCTCGCTGGCAGGCGCGTGGCCGGGCCCGCAATATCCATTCTTCTGAGGTGATGTGATGCGAAGCGGCGTGAAGGTGACTGGGCCCGGCCTCGCTGATCTCGTGGCCAAGATGCGCGAGCTCACGAAGCGGGAGGTACTCGTTGGTTTCCCGGAGGCCACTGCTGAGCGCACCGAGGACGACCTGCCCACCACGGTCACCAACGCAGCGCTCGCCTACATCCACGACAATGGGGCGCCGGAGCAGAACATTCCGGCGCGCCCCTTCATGTACCCCGCGATGCTCGACTGCCGTGAACGCGTCGCAGCCAAAATGCTGCAGATGGCGAAGGCGATGGCCGCGGGCCGCCTCCCCGACCCCGACAAAGGATTCCACCAAATTGGGTTGATCGTACAGGCGGCGATTCGAGGCAAGATCAACGAAGGCGTGCCCCCTCCCCTCAGCGAGTACACCCTGCGCGAACGTGCGCGGCGTGGGCGCAAGGGGGCGAAGCAGGAGCTCGCGAATCGAGCGGCAGGGCTCCCCGCTGGGACAGAGCTTGCCAAACCCCTGGTAGACACTGGGCAGCTGCGCAACTCTGTGAATTACGTGGTGGTTGACGCCAAGCGTCGCCGCTGATTTTATATATAATGTGTTCACTGACTCACTGACCGGAGATCCTCAAATGGCAAAGCACATTCACGTTCACATTCACCGCGCACCCACTCGTGACCGCGCCCCTGTTGCCCGCGCTGTCCGCAGCATCGGGCGTGACCAGCACGCCCCGGAAGATGTCTCGCAGCTCGTCGGCGTGCTCATGCAGATCATCGCCGAGCAGGGGGGCAAAACCCAGGACGCCGAGTTCGACGAGAGCAAGCACAAGCGCGACGAGGGCGGCAAGTTCACTGCCGGGGGCATGAACGCCGAGCAGCACCAAGCAGCGGCAGCCGCCAAAAGACAAAAAGGAGAGGAGGCGCTCAAAGCGTCGGACACGCAAAGCGCTGTGAAGCACATCACTGAATCTCAGGCTCACGAAGACGTGAGCCGAGCACTTGGTGCTGCAGACATGTCTTCCGCATCCCCCGGAGGCGATTACAAGCAGCACCTCAAGCAGGCTGCCTCGCACTTCGCCCGTACGGCCGAGGCTGCGAAGGCTATGAAGGGGAAATCATCCTTGCGCGGGGTTGACCTTCCTTCAACGGATCTTGGGGAGTGGAAGTCCAGCGCGGAAAAGATGGGATTCGTTGTCCGAACCGCTCCGAACCCTGAGACAGGCGAATCGGGCGACTACTGGTACGCGAAAGACAAGCACGGCAACCATACTGGGGAGTTTTTCGCAGAAGCGCACGCCAATCACGCCGCGCAGCACAAGGCCGAGGCTGCGAAGATTGACGAGGCGCACGCGATCACCGTCCACGAGAGCCGATCGGGGAGCGCATCCGCACCGTCCAAGCCCACGTCAACCACCGCCAAGCACATCAAGCCCGCACTTCACGAGCTCTTCTCATCTGGGCACCCGTTCAGTGTGGATGAACTCTGCAAAATCACAGGAGTCACAAATCCGAAGCTCATGTCAGCATACGTCACTGACATGAAGAACCCGAAGTACGCGGGCAAGCTCGGAGCGCTGGAGATCGTGAAGCGCCCAGACGGTATGTACCACGTGCAGAAGAAGGAAGGCGCTGGACTCGCGCCGAAACCTGGTCCTGACGGCCAGCCTATGGGCAAGCACCCTGAGCTAGCTGCCGCGGAGCGCCGCGTCGCGGAGAATCCGCGCACCACGGAGGTGCGGCACGCCTCCGGAACTGGGCAATCCTTTCTTCCGTCAGTTAAGACGTCAGGAGCCGGAGCTCCCCCCGCAGAGCCTCAGGGGTCTGCCTCGGGTGTGCCTGGTTGGAACGCCAAGAAAGCAGCAGCCCTGAAGAAGAACATGGAGACGCTGCGAGGTCGTTATGAAGTGGCGAGGGAGAAGCGCAAGGCCCGAGGTGAGCATACACAGAGCCTCGTTGAGATGAAAGCGCGGTCCGCGTATGAACGCGCTGATCGGGAGCACACCAGTTACAGCTTTCCGTCGAAGGCCACTTCGGGAAAATGACAGGCGGGGCCGAACCGCCTAAGCAATCGGCTGCCTTGGTCACGGTTCACGGTCGCGAACTGCCGGTAGTCCTGAATAAGACCGACGAGCGCACGAAGCACAAGATAGTGCATGTAGACGTGGACAAGTTTGACAAAGCGTGGCAGCGCGGAGACCATGGGTTCTACATTGGCCCCGGCGGTACCGGGGCCGTCATTGGTGAGCGCTACCACCGTTTCTCCACGTTCGCGAAGACAGCCCCAAGTATGGAGGCGAGCGACGTACACGTCGATGCAGATGGCAGGGCTGTGTTTGGTAACGGGCGGCATAGGTACTCAGTCCTGCGGGATGCTGGCAACAAAACCATTCCTGTTGCCATGACTGCCGAAGCTGAGGCAAACGCACGAAGGCACGGGTACTTGTCGTCGAGCCCTGCAAGCTCTACGAGTTCTAGAGGGGCCACCGCTGTTGCGTCCGAGCACCCTGCCACTGTTCAGAGGCACCGCACGGTACGCGGTGACCCTGGGGAGGGCCCGTACACCGAGGTGTTAATGAGCGACGGCGCCAAGCACACCATTCAGCGCCTCGACGCGGCGAGTTCCATGGGGCTCCCTGGCTGGCACTGGACCTCGGCTCCAAAAGGCGCGCAGGGCACGTATCTCGCTGACTCTCGGGACGTCGCGCTGCAGGAGCTCGCCAACAGGCACAACAAGAAAGGATAAGCGATGGCTTTCCTGGAAGTCTCGTGGGTGGTCACCGACCCCATGTTTGCCACCACGTTCACGGCACGCCGCAGAACGGAAACGGTGGATAGCAGGGGCCGCTCAGCGATCACGGAGGTGAGCCTTGGGACGCTGGCAGGTACCGTGCTCCCGCAAGACACTCGGATCGCACGCGAAGACGCGGCCACGCAGCAACCACGAGGTCTGGATATCTACTGCCAAGTCGAGCTGCGTGGCAGCGCCCAGGGCTACCAGCCCGACATTCTGACTTGGCGCGGTGACGACTACGAGGTCGTGAGCTGCGCGGCATACCGTGACTTTGGTGCCGGGTTCTACAAAGCCGCGGCCACTATGGTGCCCCCGCAGGGTACTCCTATTCCCTGACCGGAGACCACATGGCCACGAACAGCACTGAGGCAGGGTTCCTACTCCCGACAGCTCCGGAGCCTGTCTACGACGATCCACTGGACGACGTGGTGCATGATCTGATTGCCGGCGTCACTGGGATCCCTCCCACCCACGTCCGCCCCAGGTGGCAGCACCGCCCTCCAGGCCGACCGAGCGTCAACACCGAGTGGTGTGCGTTCGGCGTCCAGAACCTGGAGGCGGACGTTGACCCCTACATCACCAACCAGCTGGCCAACGACGAAATCCAGGACGTGCTGGTCCGCACGGAGATCATCACGTATCTCCTGAGCTTCTACGGTGATCAAGCCCTGCACATGGCGCGCCGCTTCAAGGATGGGGTCTGCATCCAACAGAACCGCCAGGGGCTCCTGACTGTGGGGGCCTCGTTGTTGGAGTGCCTGCAGATCACCCCGGTGCCTGCGCTGCTGAACGAGCAGTGGTGCAAGCGCATGGACCTTCCCGTGGTGTTGCGCCGCACCATCACCCGCACTTACCCGGTACGCTCACTGCAGAGTGCCGAGGTGCAAATCACGACCGAGGAACTCGGCGTCTCCACGAACCTTTGACCCAGGAGCACCACCATGCCTTCTTCCCTGCCGGTGAGCCGGCTCGTCAACGTCAGCGTCAACTTGTCGCCCAGCGCTGCGCAGTCCCAGAACCTGAGTAGCCTGCTCATCATGGGGGCCTCCACGGTCATCGACACCGTGGAGCGTGTCCGCAGCTACGACACACTTTCGGCGGTGGCTGCTGATTTTGGCACCACGGCCAAGGAGTACCTTGCAGCCTTGCTGTGGTTCCAGCAGACTCCGCAGCCCACGCAGCTCTACGTTGGGCGCTGGGCCAAGACGGCCACGCAGGGCAAAGTGGTGTGCGCACCGCTGTCCGCCGCGCAGCAGGCCATCGCCGCGTGGAACGCGGTGACCAGCGGTGGTTTCACGATGTCGAAGAACGGGGCTGCTGCAACCAACATCACGGGCCTCAACTTCTCGGCAGCTGCGAACCTGTCGGCGGTGGCCGCCATCATTCAGGCTTCCACCACCAACATCACCTGCGTCTGGAACGCCTCCCTGCAGCGATTCGAGATCGCGTCCACGACCACGGGCACGTCGTCCTCCATTTCGTTCTTGACGGCGCCGGGCTCAGGCACCGACGTGGCCGCGATGCTCAAGGGCAGGAGCACTGACAGTGGTGCCTATCTCGTCACAGGCATGCTCGGCGAGACTGCGGCGGCGGCCGTGGCCGAAATGGATGACCGCTTCGGCCAAACGTGGTACGGCCTGGTCTTCACTGAAACCGACATGCTCGACAGCGAGCATCTTGCCGTCGCGAGCTACGTGGAGGCTGCGAACACCAAGCACTTCTACGGCATCACCACGCAGCAAGCCGGGGTCCTCGTGGCGGCGACTACGTCCGACCTCGCCAGCCAGCTCAAGGCCGTCGCGTACAAGAAGACCATGGTGCAGTACAGTAGCACCAGCCCTTACGCGGTGGTGTCGGCGATGGCGCGCATCCTGACCACCGAGTACACCGGCAACGCCACGGTTATCACGCTGATGTACAAGCAGGAGCCTGGTGTCGTGGCTGAAACGCTGGCGGCGTCGCAGGTGGATGCGCTGGCAGCCAAGAACTGCAACGTGTTTGTGTCCTACCAGAACAACACGAACATCCTGCAGAACGGGGTCACGTGCTCCGGTCTGTTCGTGGACATCGTGACGGGCACGGACTGGCTGGGCATCGCGATGCAGACCGCGCTCTACAACGTCCTCTACACCAGCCCCACGAAGATCCCGCAAACCGACCAAGGTGTCCACATCCTGTGCACCACGGTGGAGTCGGTCTGCAACCAAGCGGTGATCAACGGGCTGCTCGCACCTGGCGTCTGGCAGTCGGCTGGCTTCGGGACCCTGAAGCAAAACGACTACCTGCCCAAGGGCTTCTACGTGTACGCGGCCCGCGTGGACAGTCAGTCGCAGGAGGATCGAAGCGCTCGCCGCGCCCCGCCGATCCAAGTCGCCGCCAAGCTCGCCGGCGCTGTCCACGAGGTCAGTGTCAGCGTCGTTGTCAACCAGTGAGGAGCCTGAACCATGGCAAACACGTATTCATTCACCGAGGTCATGGGGGCGCTCGTGGGTCCCGGTGGTGCCATCAACCTGGGTTCCGGTAGCGGGGCCGCTGAAGAGGGCATCACGTTCGAGTGGGCGGGTGACATCAACACCATGATGATCGGCGCCGATGGGAGTGGCATGCACAGCCTGCACGCCGACCGCAGCGGCACCGTCACCATTCGCCTGCTCAAGACCAGCCCCACCAACTCGCTGTTGTCCGCGATGATGGAGTTCCAGCGCAGCAGCGCCGCCAGCCACGGGCAGAACACCATCACCATCGCCGACAAGTTGCGCGGTGACGTGATCACCGCCCGCCAGTGCGCGTTCCAGCGCACGCCCGGTCTCAACTACGGCAAGGATGCTGGCATCGTGGAGTGGTCGTTTGCTTCTGTGAACATCACAGCCACGCTGGGCGGCGCCGCTGACCTGATCTGATCCACAACACAAGACCCCCACACATCATGCAAGCCCTCCCCCTCACCATCGCTGGCAACGAATACCAATTCGGCCGCCTCAACGCCTTCCAGCAGCTCCACGTGAGCCGACGACTGGTGCCCATCCTGGGCGCCCTCGCTGCCGCGGGTCCCGCGCTTGTGGCCGCAGCGCAAGAGGGTGACGATGACCTCACCGCGTTCATGGCGGCGGTGGGGCCGGCAGTCGCTGGGATGTCCGACGCCGACGTGGACTACGTGATCAAGGCTTGCCTCGGTGTCACGTCGCGCCGATCTGGTGAGCGCTGGTCGCCGGTGCTGACCCGCGACAACCAGATACTGTTCTCCGACATCGACATGACCGTGATGTTGCGCCTGACCGTCGAGGTGTGCAAGGAGAACCTGTCCAGTTTTTTCGGAGCAGTGAGCGTCGGGAGCGGTTCCGCCTGAAGCTCACAGCCCACCAAGGCGCAGGCCCTGAGTGCATCCACATGCACGAAGGTGAGGACGTGCTCATGCGCCCCGTCCTCCGGGGCTGCTGCAGGTACGAAAGCCTAGTGGATGGCACCCTGGGGCTCTACGACGTAATGCTCCTCAACGAGGCGCTGGACGTCGAGGCGGAGAACGCCCACAGAATCCAAGAATCGATGAAAGGTAGGTGACCCATGGGTGGCAGCGAAATCCTGCGGCAATACCTGTTTCAGCTGGGCTTCAAGGTAGACCAAGCCGAGCAGGGCAAGATTGACAAGACGCTGGTCGGCTTGGACAAGAAGGCGCTCGCGCTCGCCAAGGGGCTCGCAGGGGTTGCCGCCGCCGCGCAGACCATGGTGGCGGTGTTTGCCTTCCAGATGGAGAAGCTCTACTACTCCAGCCGGAAAGCAGAGTCAAGCGCCGAGAACCTGCAGGCCTACGAATTCGCAGCGCAGCGTGCAGGCCTGGCCAATGGCAAGCTCACCGCCACCGTTGAAGGCCTGGCGCGCTCCATGCGCGCGAACCCCGGTCTGCAGGCGCTGCTCGAAGGCCAGTTTGGTATTCAAGTCGAAGGTCGTGACAAGGTGGAGGTGCTGCGGGATTTGGTGGAGCAGCTTTCCGGCATGCCCCACTACCTGGCGCAGCAATACGGATCGTTGTTCGGCATCGACCCCGACGACCTGCTACTCCTCCGTGAGAGCCTCGACGCCCTTGATCAAGCGGCGGCGAAGCGCAAGGCCATGGGGCGTGACGCAGGCCTCGACATGGAGGCGGCAGCGCGCGCTGGGAAGGAATACGCCAACCAGTTGCGCGAGATCTCCGAGATGTTCGGGGTGCTCAAAAACCAGTTGGCCGTGGAGCTCCTCCCGTTGTTCAAGGAGATGTCGGGCACGCTGATCAACGCGCTGAACGCGCTCTCGCAGCTGATCAAGGATGTGAAGGACCGTGGGTTCGTCAAGCAGGTGACCGGGGTAGCTACGGAGTGGTGGGGCGACATGAAGCGCCTCGTCGGGCCCACGCAGGGTGGTGGTACGCAGGCGGCCGTGGGGCTGTGGGATCGCTTCCGCGCAGGACTGGGATTCACCGGGGACCGAGTCACCCTTACACCCGACGCCAAAAACCGCAGCAGCGCCCCAGAAACCCGCTTCTCGGCGCTGGAAGAGAAGTACGGGCTGCCTGCGGGCCTGCTGGACAAGATGTGGTTGAAGGAGTCGGGCCGCGGCAAGAACATGAAGAGCCAGGCAGGCGCTGAGGGGCACTTCCAGTTCATGCCCAGAACCGCGCGCGAGTACGGCCTGGACGACCCCTACGACCTCGCCAAGAGCGCCGACGCCGCTGCTCGCAAGATGCAGAACCTGCTGCGCTACTACCACGGTGACCTTGGACTGGCGACAGGCGCCTACAACGCGGGGGAAGGTGTGATGGATGCCTACCTGGCAGGCAAGCGCAAGCTCAAGCCCGAGACCTTGGACTACATGCGCACCGTGGGTGGCGCCACCGTCGAGCAGACCAACAACTACACCATCAACGGCAGCAATGCCGCTGACATCGGTCGCGCCGTGGGTCAGCAGCAAGAACGCACCAACGGCGACCTTGTCCGCAACTTCAGAGGGGCAGTGCAATGAGCGTGCCACTCATCATCGGAGGTGTCACCGCCGCCGCGCAACTTCAGCTGCAGAGCATCGTGGTGAGGCCGCGGCGTCGCATTGGCACCTTCGCCGCGCAGGTGACCCTGGAGGAGGTGCACACCGATGCTCTCGAAATCACCGACCACCCTGTGCAGCA